CTTCAAAGTTCAAGATTTTTCTTGGATCACCATCATTATTAAATAATGAGTAAAAGTGTCCAATAGGTTCTTCTTCTCTTAAAGCGAATAGAATCGAAGAATAATACTCATCATAAAATGAAGAACCATCTTTACACTTAAAAAGTAAAGAACAAAATTTGCTCCAGATTCTATCTCTTGTTGGTAGAATCTCTTCTGGTATAAAATTTTCAGATATACATAATTGAATCTTACTTCTTTTAGTATCAAGATATCTTCCTTCATCATCAAAATAATGACCTAAGAAAAACACTCTTTCACCAGGAGCGAAGATTTGAGACTTTTCTACTGATACTTCCATTTTAAATTCATCATAAACGACTTTTGACAAAAAATTAATACTAATTCTCTTGTCTGATGCAAATATAATATCATCACCTAAAATAGATATACTCTTTGGATCTATACCTAATCGATACTTCTTGTTAATATACAAGATCACGAATAGATTTATTAATGATCCAAGTAGATTAGTCAAAGCCGATCCACTCATTAGACCTCTTAACTTTTTGAATATATAGGGAACTCCTCTAATACTACTTAATATTGAACATGATACGTGATATTTAACTATTGTATTAAATATACCAAATTCTTTTCTGTTTAAGTAGACCCTATTTTTCAAAAAATTTAATGTTAAGAGGATAAGATCATTACTAATCGTTTGATCAAATGCTTTATAGTCTAGTGAATATATATGACTATATTTTTGCCATTTCTTATAGCGTGGCTTCAACTCGCTAAAAGTGTTACCAAAGCAATAAGGTGTGTTTTTATATTTCTCAAAATGAAGAAATATCTCTCCGAAAATCATTTTTTCAAAACAAGCTACAATTACAGGGAAAGGATAAAATTGTCTATACTTGAGTTTCCCAGACGATGAGAGCTGAGTACGCCAGTTAATACTTATAGGAAAGTCAATAATTAAATGACTTAACTCTAAATTCATTAACTTATGAGCTAA